GGCTAAATTCAACGCAGTCATTCCGGCGTTAGGATTTGAATTGCCTTCATCGCCATGAGCCAAGATCCAGCCCTTTTCAAACTCATAAAAGGATTTATGGAAGGTAATGCTCAAGCTGTCGAAATCCATGAACTTGGCATATTGCAATTCTGGAAGGCTAATTAGCCCCGGCACTTTCAAAAGTGTGTTGTAAAGCCGATCTGTGTGATTTGATCTAACAATATGGGCTTCCTTGGCATTTTCAGTTAATGCCCAAAGAATATCTTGAGTTGCCTTGCGGTCAGCATCAAGGGTTTGTTGATAAGCCAAAGGTGTTTTCTCAGCCCATCGAGAAATGGTTTGAAAGTCAATCTCATCGCCAACGCATAGAACGCTATCAAACTTCTCACGGCGTGCCAGTTTAATGACATTCTTGACAGCTGCTTCATGATGGTAGGGAATTTGCAAATCACTTATTACTAAGTATCGCTTAATCTTCGTCCTCATCCGGAGTAGGAATAACTGGGATAATTCCTTTATCGCCCACAATCCAGTCAGGCATTGATTCAGGATTATCCATTAGATAAAGCGCAACAGACTCATTGAAACCAGCCTTGCGTGCAGCTTTAAACATTTCATGTTTTGCAATGTAAAAAACCTCTAACTTAGTTAAAGGCTCAGGAGAACGGCGAACGATACGACGATTGATCTTTTTTCGTTTAGATGATTTTCGTGTGTTCGCCATGGCAAAATTATCGCTTGCTAATTAAAACAAATAGATCATCGACACGCTGTTCAAGTCGATTGATTTGATCCTTAATAGAGCTGCCTGAGTTTGGCTTAAGTTCGGAAAGGTAAGATTTAATAACCCAGCGCAGACCCAGCAATAAACTGCTTGATACAGCGCAAACGCCAACGGCGACAGCGACCCACTCGTTCAATGTCATTTCGCATTAATTCCGTAATCAGCTTCGCTCCCTGACTTTGGATCTAATGCCTTCGCTAATGGTGCAACTAATGCTCCAGCCAATACTGCTAACTCTGGTCGAATATCAGCCACAATTGCTAAAGCAACTGTAATGCCGGAGGCAGCCACAGCTCTTAGGTATGACTTGATAGCAGCCTTATGTTTGTTTGTTAGTTTCATGCCTTGCCTCCTAGTAGTGGGATTTCAAAAAAATCTGAATTGGTATCTTGATCTTTCTTAAAACTTACATGTAAATGGTGGTTATGAGGATTGCCTTTGTATTTCCGCCAACGCCATCCCAACAATGGGGATGCAATACGGCTTTGATGGATTACATAACTGATGCGCCCGTTGGTTTTCCCGTATTGTCGAATTTGATCTGCCAAGTATGCTGAAAGCCCTTTGTCGTCAGAAAGCCGAGCGTCAATATCAATTGCTCGCACGCATCCGTTTGTGTCTGGGTTATGATCGCTCTTTCGTGCGCTATGTCGAGAATCACCAATCCACCCATCAGATTTACGCAAACGCTCTGGGAAGGAATCATCCACTTGCTCTCTAAATTGAACAGCAGATTTTGATAACCAAGGCTTCATTAGCCAATAATCAATTTAAGTTCATCGGCAGTTAAACCAATGCGATCAAGAATGGCTTGGCGTTGCGCTTCAATTTCTGCTGAATTATCAATACCAACATGAGCATCAACAATTGCCTGTGCCTTAGTTTCATCTTTTTTGGCAATGTCTAAAACCAATTTGCCATCAACTAAGCGTGGGTAATCGTTTAGCTTAATGCCAGCATCTTTTAATTCTTTTTGTAATTGAACGCCGTTTAATTGTGTTGGGATATTAAGTTCCATTTTATGCTCCTAAATAGAGTGCTGAAAAGGCAGTATATTGTTCTCCGCCACCTTGTAAATTAAGACTGCCTGAGCCATCTTGATAGACTTCAAAAACAACATAATCGCCAACAGATAAATTAACAATTGTGCTGGTTTCTAAAACTGTATCTGCTGCTGCAGTTTCGTTATTCATTGTAAATCTTGCTAATTGATCTGCTCCAGCATTTTTGCGGATCATGCCAATTCTAATTCCAGTTGAACTTGCAGCAAAATTTGCTCTAGCACTTAATAAATAATAACCAGCTTTTCCGCTTGGAATTGTTATTCTATCAGTATTAGTTGAATTGTCGTGATAAGTATTTGTATCAAATAACTCTGTGTTAAAAGTTGCATTTACACCAGCACCGCTTGTTAAAGATTGATTTCCAGATTTGTAAAGTGAAACACCAGCAAAGGTTGAACCGCTTGCAGGGGTTGCCCATGATGGCACACCACCAGCAACAGTTAAAACTTGACCAGTTGTTCCAATGCCAAGTCTTGTATTTGTATTAGCAGTCGATGAACGATACTCAATATCGCCAAGAGTTGTTGATGGGTTTAGATTCTTGGTGGTTGTATCAACTGAAGTTCCAAGCGATCGAATAGCAGCTGCGCCATCCTTAACCAATGCCGTATCGTCTGGAGTAGTCCAGCCGTAGTTCGTAGTAGTTGCCATTTTTCTCCTATTATCAGGCTACGATTGTAGCGTATTCCCATGTCAAAGTATTGCTTAAAGTGTTCCAAGCCTCTGTAATTGGAACTGTATTCCAACGCATAGCCACCTGACTAAACGCCACAGGCGAAAGATTGATTGTCAGGAATAATTCATTAAAGCGAGTGCGCCAAGACCAACCCTCAACATATCCTTCAAATGCCCCTAGGGAAATCTGAGTAGGTAGGTTTTGGATATTCAAAGGCTGACCCATAAATACAGTTAAAAGGTTATCTCTATCAGAATCATCAATTTCAGGATTGGTGATTGGAAAGGTGATGGATTGTAAAGCTGCTAACGGGAAGGCTCGCTGGGCAATGTATCGATCTGCCACAGCTTGAGCATCGGTTGCTGAATGTAAAAGTGAATTTATAGTTTCGGCTTTGTAGCCATATAAAGCAATAGATTCTGCGCTTGTTGCTGTTTCCTGTGATCCAAAGTTATTGCCGTAATTAATATAAATATCATTGCGAATATCGGCTGATCTGGTAATTGTCGATAATCCTTGAGCTAAAGCATGGTTGGCATCTAGATCGACATAACCATTGGCTAAAAGGTAAGTCTGTCTGTGGTCGGCATCAGCATAGCCAATATCTCCATTAGATGATTCATACAAATAGCCAAATGCGCTGTCAGCAATAAAACTTGCAATGTTGTAAATAGTATCTGGCTCAGCCGCTCTATTTTCCATTGTGTAAAGACCCGGTTGATCGATCTCGCCTAATCCTTGATTTTCTGCATTTGCCCAAGTAGTTGTTGCATCATAGGTTGCCCAAGTTGTAGCTGCTGGAACATCATTCCAAGATCCAAGCAAAACACTTGAAAGCAAGTCGTAAATCTGGTTGCCGTCCTCATCCTGTGAGATTGTGCCGTTATAGATTTCTTTGGCAAGTTTGACTAATGAGCCCATTGCTAGGATGGTGTAATTAACCACAGTCGCTATTGAACCAGTTGCACCAACCTCAACAGTAATGTCAGTTATATCTCCACCAAACAAATTGACATAAGATCCTGAACTGTTTTTGACCTGCAAACTCAAACTGTCATTAATGGCAAAAGGCAAGGTTTGACCAGATAAAGCAACTAAAGCAATCTGTAAATAAGATGGGTTAGGTTGAGAGTAAATATCGCTTCGACCTGATTGATGACTTATATCAGCAATTGCAATGTCTGTGTAGTCAGTTCCTGCAACAGTCAGTTTCCAGTCTGGCGTCCAAACTGTCATTATCGAGCCCTAGTAATCCCGCTGTTGTAAAGCTGTGGAACTGATCTTGATGCACTCTCATTTAAGACTTTTGCAACAGCTCTAGCAGCACCTTCGGAATCGACTGATTGAACTTGAATATTATTGTTAATAATGGTTTGACCCGGAGCACCTTTACCTGAAACTGCGCCTCCCGAAAATGTTGGATTGTCGCCTGTCGCTATTGCCACTCCACCAAGACCCACAGCTGCTGCTGCGCCACCAACTAATAGTGAAGTTCCGCCTGTGGCAAATGCTGTGGCAACCGATGCTGCTGCTGCTGCGTTGCGTAGGGCAACCATGGCTGCAACTAATGTCTGAACTGCTGCAACAAATGCAAGAATCTTATTAACTACAAAAACTGTGGCAATGATGCCTCCAAGAATTAGCAGTTCATCTTTGATGCTGATTACAAAAGATATAGTTGATTTGAGTTGCTGCCCAAACTCATAAGCACCTTGAGTTGCTTCGGTAATGCCGGCAGATACGCTATCAGTTCCAGTTAGTCCAGCAGCCAATGCTTGAACATTGGGAACAACTGTGGCAAGTAAGTAATCTGCAAATTCTTTAACAATAGGCAATAAAGCCACGCCAATTTGCTCTTTAGTTTCGTTTAGGGCAATGGTTAATTGCTTGAACTTAAATTCAGCGTTGGTTGCTTCATTGGCAATAAATCCGTTATATGTCTTGCCTAACTCTTTTGTGATTTCATCAAATGATTTAGTTTTAAGAGTAGCTGAATCAATACCTAAACCAAGTTTGCCTAAGGCTGTGGTATTGCCATCATAAGCCCGACCCAAGGCATTACTGACTGCCTCTAATGGCTTACCTGTGGCAACTGATATTTCTTGAGCAAGATTGAGCAATTCCTGCGCTTTAGTAATGTCATTGGTGGATCTGATTAAACGGCTTAACGCTGGTCTTAAAACATCATCGGTGGTAGCAGTCGCAATTGATTGTTTTGTAATGTATGTGTCGATCGCTGCAATCTGATCCTCAGTTGCCTTGGTGTTTGATCGAATAGTTTGTTCAAGTTTTTTGCGTGCTGATTCATCCTCGGCAGCAGCTCTTGCAGCAGATATGGCAAACGCACCAGCAGCAGCACCAACAGCAGCAAATGCCAATGCAGCCTTTTTGCCAAAATCGGCAATTTGATCAGCTGATTTATTGACTACCTTTTCAGCATCATTTAACCCTTTTTTAAGGTTATCAATATCAGCTGCTAATGCAAGCGTTAAGGTTCTTGAATTACTTGCCATCAGCAAACTCTTTTCTAATATCTAACAAAATTTCCTCAAACTCTTTAATTATAGTTGGTTGTAAATGTCTAATTGTAGGATAGATAAACCAACCTCTTGAACCTGGTCCTTTTGGCATCGGTCCAGACCATCTTGGAAATTGCGGATATTTACTTGAACCAAATTCAGATGCTGCACCAATACCAAGTCGATTGCCTTTTGTATCATTACGAGTGTTAAATTGAGTAGTTGCTCCACCTGAAAATTTTTGAGATGCAAAACCAAAAGATACTTCACCAAGCAATGAAGATTTTTTTACTTTACCGCCTTGAGCCACACGATCGGCAACCTTGCCTCTTGATGCAGCAACTCGCCTAATTTCACTTAATTCTCTTTGTGCTAATTCGCCAACCCTGCGCTTAGTTTCCTCAACAGCAATTTCACTCATATTTCTAATTACCTTAGCAAATTGAGCAAGTTCTTTTTTATCATAGACAATCAGAGGTTCGGTGCTAGTTGCCATTCCTTGCCTCCAAAATTTCTATTGCTGTTAGTATGTCCTCAGCTTCAACCCATTCACTCATTGGAATCTGTGTGGCAATTGCCAACTCAACCAATAATCGATTTAGGCTTCCTGCTGGGTGGCTTTTGGGTTTGCATCACCGACAATTACATCGCTGACTGTTTCCATCCAAGCCTCAAATGGTTTTACTGGACTTCCTGCATTTTCTCGCTTATGAGCGTTATATGCCAAGAACATAAGATCC